GTATGAGTATGATATGCAGGCCATATTACTAGTTTACCAGTTTCGGGTTTTATTGATAATTTTTGATGCATAAAATCAGTATATCCAGTATCAGTATCATTTAAATAAAATGTCCAAACTCCAAACCTATCTCTAACTTTTTCCCACTGTGGTTTAAATACTGGTAGTTCAGAATGCCATGCAGTAAATCCACCACCTTCTACACTCTTTTGAAATTTATATCCAGTGATAGTATAGAAACCAGTACCCCCACCTTTATTAAATTCATTTATATAATGCACCATATGTTTATGAATAATAGAGTTTATCTGATTATAGAAAGGTTTAAAAGAACCAAACTGTTGACATTCAGAAAGAGATATATCTTTTCTTCCTTGAATATCAACTCTTGAATAATTCATTCCAGTGTTTCCATATAATACCTTGTTATCAAACCAAGATATCATATCATTACAAATCTCTTCACTTAGAGCATTCTTTTCTTCATAAATCATACATTACTGGGATTATCTGAGTCAACCTCATTAAATCCATAATCACTATCTGCGGTCACTCCTGCTGGTGTCGGTGTTATTTGTTGTGTTTTTATGTAGTCTCCACTACTTCCCGCACTATCAATAATAAAAATATTATTACTAACTTCACGAATAATTTTAGATTGATTAAGTGGCCCGTAGAAGTTTATCTTCATTTCAAAACTTAGAGTGTATATAATAGTTCTTCTTTGTTCTATTGAACCTTCAAAATCATCTGAAAAGTTTGTACTTGTCAAAGTAATTGGTACATCTTCGGTCAAGTCTGTAATATTACTAAATGGTTTTACAGTCACAGTATATTGTGGTGTAAAAAATGGAAATATTTGTTCTACTATTTGTAGTGCATCGTCCTGAGATTTTGCATAAACATTTAAGTCAAAGTTTACATTATATGGTGTATGAGAAAATATCTTTTGTCTTGTTGTACTACTACCACTAACTACCTTACTTATGTTATTCATTTTATTTAACTGTCGTGTTTCATCATAGGTAATACTCGTAATCTCAAAAGACATTCTTGGTAGTTTGATTGCAACTCTTCTTTCTGCTTCTTCTCCACTATTCATAGCCTCAAGTCTTGAAATAAAGTTTCTTTTTGGTGCGTATGACAACGGTACTTTTACTTGTGAGATAGTTTGTCCCGCAGAATTTTTTCGCAGTACATATAAGTTATTAAACAAAGAACCAAAGACACTTACTGCACTTCGGACTCTTTTGTGATAAAAATAAGTACCAAACATTATTGCATATCTCCAAATGGATTAGACTCAGTAAAGTCTAAGAAGTCAGACTCAAAGTCATCAAAGGTTTTATTCTGATTATCATTCAGTATATCATTGATTTGATTTATCGAAGTTGGTGTTGAAATTTGACTACTTTGGTCTCCAATAATAGTTTTAGTAGTAGTCCACTCGTGGAATAATCCGTCAGTTGCACCACTATGAATTAAATGTAAAGTATTACCAGAGTCAGATGCAAATGCAACTTCCCCAGTCATATTATAAGTATCGAATGCTTGTGTGACTGTTTCTCCTACAATAAATTTACCACCACCAGAGTCAAGTGATAAATTATATTTGAAAGAACCTTCTTGTTCTATATCTTGAATACTTTCTACACCAGTATCAAAGTCTTCACCACTGTACTCAAATAATTCACACTGCATTCTAAATGTTGGTAATTGACTTAACTGATAGAACGGTGTTTCGGTTTCAACTCTCCTGATTTCAAAACAAGAGTTTGTTAAGGTTAAATAAATTAAATCACCTTCTCTTGGTCTAAAGTTTTGTTTCTCTAAATTAGCACCAATAAGTTGCGACCACCTTTTTCTAGATACCACGAAGTTTGCTTGGTCTCTTAATTCAATACCAAACTTCGTGAATAAATCACCTTCTCCTTCAAAACCTTCTGCATTCTCAATATACATTTCAATTTTATATGCATCAGAAAACCTAGAAGGTATATCATCTAAAAATATTCTATCTAAATTCTTAATCTCTCTTGGAAGATAATAGACATCTTGTCCATACATCTGGAGTGCTTCGATAATTATATCTTCATATAATTGTTGTTCTGAACGAACTTTGTTTTTGAAATATTGATTAGTAGCCACAATCTACCCCATAAAAAAGAATGGTGGATTGTCGTACTCGTTTCTTAGTTTTTCGTGTTCTCTTTCAAGTTCTTCTTTCGCATCGTCAATAATCTGTCTACCATTTAGTGTGACACCGCCTGGAAGTTGCATACCTTCAAACTTTCCTAAGTTCTCACCCCATTGTTTTTTAATCAATGCAGTAGTATAGTTTTTTAAGAACAGATTGTCATATTGACTACCAACAGACTCGTTTAACTCTACATACATTTCCACCATAATAAAGTCTCCCGCTTTAATATCACCACCGTCTCTTAAATCCCCAAAAATAAATAATCTATCTAGATATCTATTGTATTGTATTTGTGGGTGTCCAGTAAGTTTTAAATCAATCAAAGAAAGATATTGTTGCATTTGTTCGTAATATGCAAGGTCTCCTACACCAGTTGCTAAATCTGCAAGGTCATTTAATCGCATTTGATATTTGATATCAAAGAAGTTTACATTTGATGTAGAGTCTCCTACCATAAATACTTTTACTACATCAAGTATTCTACCAGAAAATTCTGTTTCTGCAGAACCCGTGGGATTACTCAAATCAATGTACTTGTCAGATATATGTTGTGCAGTAATCTGCACTGGGAGATATACTCTACGAGAACCGTCAGCTGCATATTCTCTAAACAATTGTAATGCATCATCTACCCTATCTTCTAGTTGTTGGTCATCTACATTGATTTCAATAACTGGGTGTCCTAATCTTCTTAAACAGTAATCTATTAGGTTTTGTCTTGAATTTAGTTTTGCCATAATACTATTTATATCCCTAGTTAAGTAATGAACCACTTGCGTTATAGACATTTATACGGTAGTGAGAACCCGCTTGTCCGTCTAATGTATCTGCGTTTAATCCACTTCCGTTTGAGTCTACTGTTTGAATAAGTGCCATTACATGGTTAGCGTTTAGTGCAAACTGACCAGCTGCACTATCGTAAGTCAATGCATCTGGACTTCCAGTTGATAATGCATTTTTAACAGTTGTAATTGCATTCGCAGAGTCTAAGTCAAAGACACCAGTTGAACTATTGTATGCAAGACCATTTCTACCAGAGATATTACTTCTTGCAATTGTGATTATGTCTGCAGAGTCTACATTTAAATTACCTACTCTTATTGTACCACTTGTAATAATATCAGAATTAAATGTTGCCTTACCAGCTTCTGACATATCAAAGGTCACTGCAGTAATTTCTGAACCACCGTCATTACCTTTAAGAACTAAGTCTCCGTCTGATTGATTGACTTTGATAACGGTATTAGATACATCTCTACTAATAGTTGTGAAAAGTAAACCGTCATCTGAAATTTTTACATTACCACCATTCGCATCAAATGTTATATCTCCTTCTATATCTAAAGAAAAATCTCCCGCATCTGCAATAGATGAACCGTCTATGGTGATATCATCTACTATTAATTGGTTAGTGTTTAATACAGTAGATACCGCAACATTAGTAAAGGTTGCACTATCCCCGATATTAATATTATCAATGTTAAGTGTTCCAACTGCAAGAGTGGTTATCGTTGCACTATCTAAGAAAGCACTATCTGCATTTATAAAGTCTACTGATAGTTGTCTAATGTCTGCAGAGTCTACAGTAAGGTTAGTTAAGGTTGCACTGTCTACGGATAAAGTACCAGTGATTGCAACTCCACTATCTTTTGTTTCAAGTCTTTTAGTATTATCAAAGTAAAGTTCTACTGAACCGTCCGTTGTAAATAATGCTTTAAGTTCATCATTTGCTTGATTTAAAATACGAACTTCATCACCTGATATATTTAAGTTTCCAGTACCAACATGTCTTACATAAGAATTAGCTGCATCATGGTAAATCTGTAAATCATCTCCGTCACCAAATACTGCTTGAGCATTGTCACTAAAGTTTACATGGTCAAAAAAACCTGCACCCGCATTAAATACTGCACGACCATTGTTTGACATATCTAATGTCAATGCAGTTATACTAGAACCACCGTCATTTCCAGAAATTACAAAGTCTTTATCTTGTTGAACTACATGAAGACCCAAATTACCTGATGACGGAAATATAACACCATATCCAGTGCCATCTAAATCTAATTTAACTTGTCCGCCTGCATCAAGGTGTATGTCTCCACCAACATCTAATGTTAAAGCACCAGCATCAGATATAGTAGAACCGTCTATAGTGATATCGTCTACTATTAATGAATTAGTGTTTAACGCAGTAGATACTGCAATATTACCTATAGTTGCACTGTCACCAGTAATTGCCTTCGCAGTTAGTACAGAGTTTGCAAGGTTTGTAATTGTTGCGGAGTCCCCAGTCGCACTATCGAAATTTATATTTTCGGTAGAGAAATGGTCTATATCTGCACTATCAACATTTAATTTTGTTATTGTCGCAGAGTCTAAAGTCGCCTGTGAACCAGTTATTTGTGTTGTTGCGAGATTACCTACGGTTGCAGAGTCTATACTTGCAGAGTCTATATCTACTGAAGCTGCAACTAATGGTGCAGTAGTATGTACTAAATTACCAGTAGATGAACCCGTTGCATTTGTTCTGGAAACAATAA